GCTTCCGTTACAGCGTTGAATAATCTTTTGAATGGTCTATAAGCAAAGAAATAAATAAGAAGAGCGTTACGGAGTCTTGACAATCCAACACGAAAAGACTCGTAAGATTTAGCCATACGAGTAACACCACCGATATGATCCTTTGCAGCTTTATTACCTTTATTAAGAGAGTCGGCTATATCTTTGTTAGATTTCTTAGTCGTATTAGCTGCCCGCTTCATCGTCCGCTCAAGAGTCGAATTCATCTTCTGAACTTGATTAGAGAAGCGCTCTATGGTTTTATCCATACGCGCAAAAGATTGTGTGAATTTTGCGCTACTTAAATCAATGTACTCAGCTGTTATTGTTATCTTGCGTTCGACCATCTTTCACCACCTTATTAACGAACTCTTGCTTCTCTTCTTCGACGATTCTCTTATGTTTATCAATAATATCAAATATCTCTAAGAGCTTCTTTGGGTACCGCGTTATAGGTAAATCAAATATATCTTTCCCTTGGCTGTAAAAAAAATAGAGGTCAATATAATATTTGACCTCTCTCTTAACTAGCGTTGAAGGACATCGGAAAATCTTTTCACCATCACGCGTCGTGTATTGAGGAAGCTCAGTCGGATTAATGCACCCTCTATGCCTTTGTAAATCAGGAAAACCTTTGCATTTATGGCAATCGAGTTTTAGATGAGATATCTCGACCGCCAGTTTTAGTTTTTTTCCAGCTCTCCACTCACTCTATTAGAGCTCCATATTTCTTGAGAAAGCTCAAATATAATATCAGGATGAATGACAGCTATGACAGAATCTTTAACAATGTCTTTTTCATGATCAAAGAACCGTACCTTATCAGTTTCGAAAACAGTCTTACCGAAATTCTTAAACCCTTTCAAACCGTGTTTAACAATCGTAAAATCCTTCTTAAATATCTCGTCAGGATTCCTTTTAACTTCGACCTTACCATCAACTTCAGTAACGGACATGCCCATTGAATCAAGCTTGTTCATCTCCATTGAATCAAGAGCTCCTAACATCCATACCGTAGGGTTTGGATTAGCTTCTTTTATAATCTTGTCATTCTCGTCACGCTGTTCACGTTCTGATTTTAAAATGTACTCTTTAATTTCCCCTATTGCGATTGGGTCTATCATAATTATTCTCCTAGAATAGTCCTCCTCCAAAGGAGGTGATGTTTTTAATTATTTTTTTACCACGCTTCTTACCCTTAATGAGCTGAGACTTAAGCCACCTCTCCATTCGAGCATCTATCCATTCTAATCTTCTAGCTGATATACCTAAAAATGGACGTGCTGGGGTGTTGCCCCCTCCCTCATTATGCACATCAGATAAGAATCCCCGACTAGGTTTACCCCGTTCAGCGACTCCTATCTGATATTTTCCTAAAGCCATCTTTTTAACTCGTATTGATCTTAACATAAGGCCTTTGTCAATAAGCGCCCTACTTGGGTTAGCTGATCCTTTCCGGCGTTTATTCTTTATAGTCTGTTCAGATAGGGATTGGAATCCTACGCCATCAGGCGTTACTTGATTCCTGATATTCTTCTTTGAATCCTTATCGATCATCACGGCTATTTCTTTCATAACCGCATCCGCCGCCTTCCTATTAAATAATGGCTGGAACGTATCACTGACTATTTTAATCTTAAAGGCCATATTATTATCCGCTTGAACTAGAACTGCTTGAACTAGAACTTGAGCTTAATGAGCTTGAGCTAGACGATGATGACGATGATGACGAGATACCAAAAACAATACTTAACTCATCATTACCCACATCAATATCATCACTCAATATTTCCATTGTAGAATTCAACGCTCTAATACCGCCCCGGTCACCTTCAGAAACTCCGGTATATCGTGTTTTAGGTAACGTAATCTCAAGCAAGTTACCATTAGTGTCATTGATTCTAATGTTAATAGCTGCCTGTGTACCGTTAAGCAGTTTTGCATAAAAATCATGATCTGCCGCAGCAAGTAACTCAGGATCGAATGTAATCACTGGACGACGATTAACAATCTTAGCATAATCAATACCACTAGCATCAGACGGTAATGGAGATAATACGATCTCATTTTGCATGTCTAGCTCAATTGTATCGAGAGTTAAGATGCTACCATGAATCTCTACTGTTGCTGAAAAGAACATCATTGGAACTTGCGATGGATATGCTGGTGAAAGCATAGCTTCATCACCATGAGCAGCATACTTACCTTGAAATGCGAAGTCACACATAACAGGTTCACCAACTTTAAACATAAACTTAACATTTCCACCCAAACCTAAGCATGTTTTATAAAAACCATCTTCATACTTCTTTGCTGTTAAGGTTGGAAATCCACTTGAAAGAAGTGAAAGCGTGTTAGACACGCCACCCACAAGCGTCTCACTAAGGCCGCAAGCTTTAAGGAACGGGCTGATTGGTAAGGTTGTTCCTACTGATCCGTTGACCGGACCCATTAACTCTGCCTTGAAATTCAAGATAGCTTGACGAGCACCCGACTCTGACTTGAGTTTAGAAAAATGCTTCAATACAGGATCCCGTGGAAACATAACAGGAGTCACATCCATTACCGGCTCATAAGCTAAAATTGTTGCGTTTGTTGCATCGATTGATACGGCCTCGCCGTTAGTGTTTTCTATTTTACCAGCCAATTGTGCGATTCTTGTTATCTTACTATTTACCATTTTACGCTCCTTCTATTTTATTTTATCGGATATTTTATTAAGAGAAACTTTGATATCTTTGAACTCACCCTTGAATTCAGTAAATGTTTTTTCTATATTCTCAAATTGAATCTTTGCCATCTCTTTCCTATAAAACTCGTCATTAACGTATTTATAGTCCGCCTTTGCTTCTAAGCTCTTCCCTAAAGAGGCGATCTCTGCTCTTGAAGTCTCGTCACTTCTTTCAATTAATGTGACTTCTTTCCTAAGACTATCTAATGATTTGCCTAAGCCAGCAACAACGTCATTAACTCTTTCGTATGATCTCCATAAAAGAAGAAAACCACTCCCGCAACAACCCGCTAATAATCCAATCGCCCACATAGTTGTAGAATCCATTAAAGAAAAGTCCTTTCACGGACAGAGAGATTTATCTCACATATATGACACAGTGTCTCACCCAAGTTGCCCATCGTTATAAGTCCTGTTATTGGTAAATTTATTATTTCAGCTGTTGAGCCAATGTTTTGATCTCCTAAAAAAGCGTCTGTAACTAAATCAACTAATGTATCAAATGCCTCTTCACTACTAGGAGTGTCAGTAAAACTATAAAAACCACGTATAACAAGCGTATGTAAAGTATCTTTGACTTGTCCCTGTGTTGCCTGACTTCCTTTAGGAATGATTTCAAATCCATTACGTTCAATCTCCCACTGGCTAACCTTATTATCTTTAACAAATAAATCTTTGTAGGTTTCCCAGTTATTGCTGAACCTTTTATAAGCGTACACTCTTCCTATGCCGGAAACGGCTTCAAGAATTGTTTTAATTTGATCTCTAATTGTTTGAAGTGACATGATAAAACTGTGGGGATAGAGGAAGGGCGCACTGATCTTATAAGCTCTTTTTCTCCATCTCCGCCTTATTTGTGTTTATTTGATTTGGGGTTAACGGAAACTGCTTGGATGTGTAAGATAATCACCCAACGCTCCGCCGCCGAATTCAAGATCCAGATCCTTAATTGCGACACCTGTTGAAGCAGCTGTTGAATTCTTTGCCTCTTCTCCTATACCCATGAACGTACGATATTCAGAATCAGCTGCAATAGCCAATTCTTTATAATATTCATACTTTCTGGCATAATCGATAACATCTGCCTCAAGTGTTGAATCTGAATGTTGGGCGAATCTTGACGCGAGAGCCCAAAAACAAATAGCGGCCGCTTTCGATATGACCGCCTGTGAATCTACATCTAATACTGTGCACGTTGATTCATTGATAATATGACGTGCTGAATACTCGAATCTTGCTATGTTTCCTGTTATTGGTATGAACGACTTAAATCTAAATTTTAATACAGTCTCACTAGCAACAAGCTTTCTTATAATAACCCACTCTGCTCTATCTAATACCGGTTGTGTTTGAATCGTATCATCAACAGGATATTCGATAGGTATTAGTATTGAAGAGAAGTTCTCACTCCAATCAGAAGGTAGGTCAAAATCAAAAGCAGAGCCGTCACCTGTTATCTCAAAAACTTTAATAAGAGGTCGGTTCTTTGAGAAAATTAAAACAGCCTGATTGATATTGTTAAACAAATCATCAGGCTGCAAAAAGTCACCAACATCCTGAAGTTTTCGTTCTACCCTTGAAAGATAGTCACCGATTTTAAAGGACATATTTTATAGAAGGTATATGAATACCTTATCCCCCGCTCCAAGCCCCGCATTAATAACGTTAGCATCAAAAAATAAACCTTTTTGAAAAATAAAACCTCTTTCACCAAAGTTTAATTCTGCTTGAAGATTAGCATCCTGTTCAATATGAACAACTTCCTGACCCGTATCATCTTGACCTTCTTTAAGAGAAAAGACATCTGCGGCATCAGCTGATGTGAATACTATCTTCTTAATTGATATGGGTCTAGTTAGCGCAAAATCACTAGTTAATGTATCAATAACTATTGGATTCGAATTGATATTATTTGTCATTTATTACTCCTTAACCACTTGAGCTTGATGATGATGAGCTTGAGCTTGAAACTCCAGAAGCTCCGACATTATCACTAATAGCATACCATTGATAAGCGCCGTTCTCGTCTTTACCACACCAGAAATCAGTAGTTTCTCCATCATCGTTCTGGACCGTATCAAAACTAGCGCCTCTACCACCAAAACCATCTGATGCAAAAACATAGCCATGCACGTTAGTAAAAACGCGAATAGTCATACCATGTAAATCAATATCAGGTGTTGGTAATGTTAGTTGTGATCCGTTAGTAAGAAGGATGAATTGATATCCGTTTTGAAGGATATCTTCTTTTGATAGGGTGGTGTCAGCTTCAACAGCATATGGGGCGCCGAATAAATTCGCTGCTTGATAATTAAATCTTGTTCTTTTCATTTGTTTCTCCTAACATTAAGTATTTTTCAACTTAAAAGCTGTGCTACCCCACTAAGTA